CTACTTCGCCCCTGCCTCGGGAGTCCTCTGGGCCTCCAGGGCTTCCAACCCTCGCTGCAGGCCTTCGTCGCTGTTCCACGCCTGGGTGTACCAGGTGGGCTCTCCGGGCGGGCCGGAATGCGTGAAGCTCCAGGCGGCCCTGTCGGTGCCGTGGACCAGTAGAGCGGCACGGTGGAGGGCCTTGCATCGGGCGCCCCCTCGGTCCTTCAGGTAGGCCTCCATGAACCATTGGTCGATCCTGCCGCCGTGCCACTTGGTCATGTAAGCCGGGTCGCCTGGCCCTGCATACATCAGCCCGGTCAGCACCTGGAGCAGCTGGCTGGTCTCGGTTGCCAGCTTCAGCCGCTCAGCCGGGGTGCGCTTGGTCCGGGTTTCCAGCGCGTCCCGTATCGCCCAGGTGGCCTTGTAGAGGCCGTCCATGTCCAGATCGGCGAAGGGGTTGGGCGGTTCCTGGCCGTAACGAGGTGGACGGCGGGACTGGTTTTCTGCGCTTGCCATCGGGAGGACCCCATTCGGGGTAGCCGCATGGCGACGGTTGCGGCCGTCTGCCGATGGGACTACCCGGTTACTTCCTCCAGGCGCCCAGTCTACCCCCGGTCCGGCCGGCATTGCCGAACCGGGGATCAGGCGGGCTACAGCTTGATCATCACGTTCCAGAAGGCCGTAGGCTGCATCAGCTCGGTAGCCTCACCGTCGCCGAGAGGCGCCGTCAGGGACTGGCTTTGGGGCGACCCCGGATCGACGGAGCCGATAAAGCCGGTGGCGTCACCAGGCGTGTCATCGGTGGTGCTGCCGTAGATGTCGAGGCCGGGGTTTGTGCCACCCGAGCCGATACCGGTCGGGATACCGACTGCCGGCAGATTCGCCCGCGTCAGGACAACCGACTCCGCACCCACCACCGAGCCCAGGGTACGGGCCGTCAGCCCGGCACCTGCGCCGGCAATGGCGATGGCCCGGCCGAGCGCCTTGGTCAGGGCAATCGGCTTGTTGGCGGCCCAGTCGGCTGCGGCATTGGCACCTCGGCCGCCGGTGACCGGAGCATGCGCATCGGCGACATTGGTCCACAGAAGCGTATAGAGGGCCTGGGCAGAGGCGTGCGCCAGCGTAGTGGCTCCCGAGCCCGCACTGCCGATGGTGCCGTCATTGGCCATGACCCAGCCGGGATCGGCCGCGGCGCGTAGGGTGATCTTGCCGTCGCCGGTCCTGAACCCGTTGCCCTGCGCCAGCGCGATCACCGCCGCCAGGACCTGGGAATGGTTGCCCTCCACCAGGGCGATGCCGGCGCCCAAGACCAGGTTCTGCAGCTCGTCCTGGATCATGTTCAGCCAGTCCGCGCCCAGCACGCTGCGGGGGGTCGGCGGCGACGGGTCCTGGAATTTGCCGTCCAGGGTTGCGCCGGTTCCTTCGTTCTTCCACATGGCTTTTACTCGTAGTTGAAAAAGACTTCGGTGTGCTCCGGGAGGATCTCGCCCAGGGCGCATTCCAGGAGTTCGCGGCGGGCCGCGGCGGTGCCGGCCGGCGCGTGCACCGTCCAGCGGAACTGCCAGTCAATCTCGCCGATGGGATCGCCGCAGCCGTGGACGCCGACATAGAAGGGCTTGTGCTCCTCGATCTCGATCACGATGCCCAGGCCGGCCGCCACGCCGATGTAGTAGCCGCGGGACTGGCCGCCCACCTGCAGGCGCTTGGCGGCAATGGCGGCGCGGCGGTCATCCAGGGTCTGGGCCTCGGTAATGCAGGCCGAGGGCAAGTCGTACTCGCGCTCCCAGTCCTCCAGCATCTCGTCGGCCGTGGCCGGGTGAGCCTCGTCCAGCAGCTTCGCGGCGCGGGCGTAGACGCGCTCCAGCTCATCGCCGCTGGCCAGCAGCAACTTGGCCAGGAAAGAGCCCTCAGTGCGCGGCCAAGCCGCGCCCTGGGGCAGCAGCTTGACCAGCTGACGGGCGATGGTGGCGGCTACAGCCACGTCACGACTCCCATGACCGGCAACTGGCCCGCGGCGGGGGCGATGTCGCCGGCCGGCACGGTCATCTCGTGACTGTCCTCGCCTTCGGCGATGGAGATGGCCTCGCTCAGCTTGGAGCGCGGGATCACCTTGCCAGGCTCGGCGTAGCGGCGCAGCAGATCGGCCAGCTCCGCCTGTACGGCCGCGCGGACCGGCGCGGTGTTGGGTACCAGCTCGATGCTGAAGTTCACCACCAGCGGTGCCGGGGCGAAGACGATGACCTCGGCGGTCACCGGGCGACGGTCGGCAGCATCGATGTAGTCCTGCACGTCGTCCACCATGCCGGCGTCGGGGATGATGTTCACCTCGTCGTCTTGCACGAAGGTCACGCCCACGGTGCCGGCGCCAAGCCATTGCGGCAGCACCCAGACGCGGGTCACGCCGGGCACTTCCTTGGCCCAGCGGATGTAGTCGGCCTTCGAGCCGCCCTGGGGCGACTGGCGCTTGCGCTCCAGGATGCGCTGGCGCCAGCGCTCGACGCTCTCCTGGTCCACGCCGCCGGTGATGCCGCCGGCCGCCACCGAGGCGGACGACACAATGCCGGGGATCGGCGAGACCAGGGCCAGTGCCACGCCCTCGGCCGCGTTGCCGGCGGCGCCGCTGGTGGTGCAGACCAGGCTGACGGTGGCGGTGCCGCCCACGATGGTGGCCTCGGCCTCCACCTCGTACTGCAGGCCGTCCGCGCGCTGCCACAGGCGGCCGGCCGGGATCACGGCGCCGTTGGTGCCGGTGACCGTCAGCGGGCCATCGGCCTTCGAGCCCGACAGGCGCGTTACGGCCATCTCGGCGCCGTGGCGCGGCAGCTCGGATTCGTCGGCCGTCGCCGCGAGCAGCTGGCGGGAGTTCCATTCCAGGTGGCCGTGGACTTCATGGACGGCGCCGCTCCAGACGCGGGGCAGTACGCGGACCACGGCGCGGCGCAGGACGGCGCTGGCGATCTCCAGGCGCGAGACCAGGTCGGTGGTGGTGCGGGCGATCAGGTCGGGGAGCGAGGTGCGGGCGAAGGGCATGGGAGCCTCAGACGGTGACGGTGGTGCTGGCCGGGTTCAGCGACACGTTCACCGGATTGGTGAAATCGACGGTGAACTGGAGATCCTCCTCGGCCCAAGGGGTGAACCCTGCCGGGACGCTGCCGGCGATCCTGGCGTTCGGCGACGCCGGGTAGATGTCGGCCGTGGTGCTGCGCAGCCATAGCTTTTCCCGGATGCCCAGAATCGCTCCGCCGGCAGCATTGATACCGCCGCCCCGATACAGCTTGACGCCCGCCAGGGCGAGGCCCGAGAGATGCGCGCCCGCGCCGGTTGCGGGGTCACCACCTCCCCAGTTGGAGTCGTCGGACCCAAACCACACCTTGCCCCCGGCGACATCGACGCCGATCCGGAAGTAGCCGGTGCCGTTGACGTCGTATGTCACCCCCGTCGAAACCCCGGTGGAGACGTCGTCCTCGAAGATCACGCCCGCCGGGGAGATGCCGTAGCGCTTGCCGCTGGGCAGGATGATGCCGAGGTTGTAGGCAGTCGGTGCATAGCTGCTGTTGCTCTCCTGGAACATCTCGGCATACCACTTGCCGCCGGCCTTCGGCAGCGTCGAGCGCACCTTGGGGTTCACGAGAGAACCATAGTCGTTGTCGCAGATGGCTCGGCCGTTGTCCGTGAACATGTAGGACCGGGAATCCGAGTTGGCCTGGTCCCATTGCGCGATCTTCGGGAGGACGTCCACCACGATGCTCTTGCTGGCCTCGCCATCGGCCAGGCTGAGGGTGCCGGCCTTGTCCAGGTAGTTGCCACGGGAGCGGACGTTGCCCCAGGCTGCGAAGCCAGCGGGCGCCGCGTAGGCCTGGCTCGATGCGAGGAAGCGGCCCTGCATTGATCCGCCGGTGCCCGGTGAGCCGGCCGGGGCAGCTCCGTCCCGGACAGAGAAGGGCTGGCCGTTGAGGCCGGTGGCCGGGTCCGCGCCGACGCCCAGCCAGGCGCCATTCTTGCCGGCCCAGAACAAGCCCTTGTCGAAGTCACCCGCGAACATGAGCACATCACCATCGACCCAGCCTGCGCCGAACACACCGGCGACCGTGACGTTCTGACGGACCCGCGAGCCGTCCTTGCGCATGCCGATGGCGCCGCAGTCCAGCGTGTTGGAGCTGGCCAGCACGGCATTGAGCGGCGAGAATGGGCCGGCAAGGCCCATGATGCTGCCGGCGGCCGAACTGGACGTAACCACCTCCCAGTACCACTTGCCCGAGCGCCGATAGCCCGCCGCCTTGGCGATCTGCCCCGAGCCGGTGGCCGTGGCCACCAGGTTGCCGGCGGACAGCGTCATGGCCTCGGATTTCTCCTCGGTGCTCCAGGTCGTGGCTGTCTCCGAGGCGGCTGCAGGCGACGCGGTGTCGGCGGTGGTGGTGTAGTCGGCCGACGCCAGGCCCTTGGTATCGGAGCGCTGCGCCGTGACGGTGGCGCTGGGGCCTTCGTCCTCGACGAACGCCGTGAACCCGGCCGGGACGGCAAACTTAAACTCCGACGCGCGCATTGCAAAGGTGGCCAGGAAGCCAAGGTTGAAGGAGCCATCACCGTAGATGGCGGGCTGTCCAGCCGTGGTGATGGCGCCGATGGTGCCGGCGGGATTGGCACCCGTAGCGGGATTTCCGCCGCCTTGCCACACGCCGTCGTAGGCGACCCAATACTTGCCGGTGGCGTACTCCAGGGCGAATCCCAGCGTCTTGCCGTCTATGCTGCCGAAGGTGGCACCGTTGACCTGCACGTTGCCGGGCGTGCGATGCGAGATTCCGCCGACCGGGCCGATGCCGAAGGAACTCGCGCGGGTAACGACGCCACCGGTGGGCGTCGGCGCTGCGTCGTCCATGTAGCCGATCTGGCCGTTGTTGCTGAGCGCGTGGACGTCCACTTCCCAGTAGACCTTGCCGACCGTACCCGGCCGGGTTCTGTTCACGCGGCAAACGCGCGCCGTGGTGAGGCTGTAGACCGTGCGTCCGCCGTTGGACGAGTACCAACCCGCCGTCGATTTGGCGGCATCCATCATCGGCTGCACGTACGCCTGCGCGTTGCTGGTGAACCCAGGCTGTGTCCAGCCCAGGACCACGCTCGGGCGGCGCATACCAGCCGAGACGATGCCGGGGATCATGCCGCCGCCTTGGTGGAGCCGATCAGACGGAAGACGTTCTCCCCCAGGCGCTTCAGGGTCACAACATCGCCCTGCTCCAGGATCAGCGTTCCGCCCTTGGGGGGCTTGATGGTGACCCCGACTTCGGCCACGAAGGTCGCCAGGCCGGCGCCGTCGTTGTCGAAGTGCTGCTGGTAGTTCTCCGGCAGAGTGTGGTTCGCCTGCAGCCGCACGTTGATGGTCTTGGCGGCGGCATCGCTGAGATAGCGGTAGCGTTCGGCGTCGGCCGCCTCGACGTTGTAGACGACGCCGGCGTCCGGGAGCACCGCGGCGAGGCGGTTGATCGCTTCGCCCACCTTCGTGAAGTTCGCATTGATCCTCTGCCCACCAGCCCGGAGGTTGGTGCCATTGCCGGAGTTGGGCGTGGAAAGGTCGATCTGTTCGAGTTCAATCGTCATGGGTCTGATCCCAGGTATAGAGGGTGCTGTCGAAAGTGATCAGCGTGCTGTCGAAAGTCGGCGGGGGCAGGCCCAGCGCGCCGCCGCAGCCCACTTCACCGCCCAGGCCTGTCGGAGGCGGCGCCCAGGGGTCGGCATCAATCGCGGTATCGCCCGCGGCGCCCTGGACCTCGCCCGGCTTGCCCGCTTCGGCTGGCGCCCAGGTGTCGGCCTCGACAGGCGGCATGCCGCTGGTGCCGCTAACTTCGCCGGGCTTGCCGCTGGGCTCGGGGCCCCAGCTGTTGGCGACGAGGGGCGGTGTGCCGGCGGTGCCGCGGATCTCGCCGGGCTTGGACGGCGTCTCCGGCTCCCAGGCGTCCGCGGCCACGGCCGGCACGCCGCTCTCGCCCTGAATCTCCGCGCTGCTGCCCACGGCGCCAGGCGCCCAGCTGGTGGCCACCACCGGCGCGGTGCCGGGCGTGCCCTGGACCTCGCCTGCAGGGCCGGCCGAGGGTGCGGCCCAGCTGCTGGCCACCAGCGGAGCGGTGCCGGGCGTGCCCTGGATCTCGCCGGGCACGCCGGGCAGCTCGTCGAAGGGGTTGGGCGCGGCGCCCGGCGTGTACGGGAAGCGCAGCGTGCTCTGCTGCCCGTTCGGCTGCGTGATGGTCACCTGCAGCAGGCGGGTGCCCGGCGCAGGGATGCTGGCCTGCACATCCACCTCGGTGGCCACGCCATCCTCGATCAGCCAGCGCAGCGCCTCGCGGGCATAGATGCGCGTGCGCTCCAGAACTTCCTGGGTTTCCTTCTCGCGGTCCAGCAGCCACAGCAGCGAGCCCAGCTCGTCGCCCTCGCGGTCGGGGTAGCTGTCGCCCCACCAGCCGCGGCGGTCTTCTCCAGCCGGCAGCTCCACGTCGGCCGGCGCGCGGCGATCCGTGAAGAGGGAGATCAGAATCGCCGTCTCCAGATCGTCGGACACCACCAGGTCGGCGCCGGCCACGCGCAGATCCGCATGGCCGGTCTGGTTGTCCCAGAAGAGCGCGAGGTCCGTCATGACATGCTCGTGTCGGGCGGCGGGCTGTCGCCGTGCCGGTGCGGGTTGAAGGCGGTACGCATCCCCTGCATCGAGCCGACGCTGTCGGACACCTGCGTGTCCGAGTGGATGTTGCCGCCGGCATGGATGCCGCCGCTGACCGACAGCAACGGGGTGTTCAAAGTCACCTTCACGCTGCAGTTAAACACCGCTTCAGGGGCGGTTAAGTCCACCTTGTTGCCGGCGACCACCTGGACGATGCGGCCGTTGTGGAAGCGGATGAAGTCGCCCAGGTGGTTGTAGAGCACGCTCTCGCCCGCCTGCAGGCCCTTCGGGCGGTAGCGGGCGTCGTCCACCGCGATGGCCACCAGGTGGTTGCGGTTGCCGCCCACGGCCACCATCACAGCCTGGGCGCCGGCATGCGGGACGCTGGCATGGCCGTAGTTCTGGTAGCGGTTCACGCCGTCGCGCAGCTCGCCCGGCAGGCCGCTGATCTGCAGCACCTGCAGGCCGCCCGCGTCGTTGACCATCCGGACGATGCCGGTACCGATGGCCAAGCGGATGCGCCGGGAGATCGGCGCCAGCAGCTTCGACAGATCGCCCACACGGACCCTCACTGCAGCGGCTCCGTGGCGGGGTCCGGCATCGGGATGCGGTCGTAGGCGGCCGGCAGGGTCAGCGACAGGATCGTGGTTTCACCGCCACCGCTGAGGCGGTAGTTCACCGCCTGGATGAACAGGTCGGCCTCGATGCGCATCCAGGCATCGCGCACGGGCACCCGGCGGTTCGGAATCCACAGGCCTGCGGCGTGACGCCAGCCCTTCACGGTGTACGCCACCTGGACGGCCGCGCCAGCCCTAGTGCTGCGCTCCCAGTCGGCACGCTGCTGCGCGGTGCCCAACTGGACGTTGTCCTCGGCCACCACGACCAGTGGCCGGTAGCGGCCGACCGCACGATCCTTGGCCACGGCAGCCACCTCAGTGGCGCCAGTGTCGAAGCCGGCTTCGTCGTCCATCGGCTGCTGGCCGATGATGCGGTACTCCGAGTAGCGGTCGCGGTGGCTGCGTTCGCCGCTGGCGGACACGATGTTGACACCCAGCTCCAGCACCGTGGCCACGCGCTTGGCGGACGCCCGGCCGATGATCAGATCTCCCAGGCCGTTCGAGTACAGCAAGACGCCGCGCTGCAGCGCCGCGCGCTGCAGGTTGTCGTTCACGGTCTCGCCTTCCTGGATCTGCCAGGTGCCGAACGGCTCCCCGACGTCGGTCTCGGCAATCACCCGAATCCCGAAGGGGCGGCACAGGTCGGCCGCGATCTGCGTCAGTGTCTGCCCCGACCACTGGCCCCCGCCATGGACCGCCGAGCAGTCCACCAGGTCCCCGGTCGCATCCCGGCCGCTGACGGTCAGCGAGCGATGCTCGTCGTCGTAACCGGGGCGCACGTCGTCCACCCACCCGGTGATCACCGTCTCGCCGTCGATGCGGACCGCACAGCGCGCGCCGACCGGGATCTCGCGGGCCTGCGCCTGGCCCGGCCACTTCTCGCTCAGGGTCAGCTCGAACGTGCCGGCCAGGCACTCCACCGAGGACCGTACGTCCACCTCGGTCCAGCCGCCGTAGAGCTGGCCATTCACCAGCAGAGTCACCTGGCTAGGCATCGAGCGCCTCCAGCGGCACGCCCGATGGGACGAACAGGGGGTCGGCCAGGCGGTTGCGCTCCGCCAGCTCGTCGGCCCGGCTGGCATCGCCGTATAGCGACCAGGCCAGCACCAGCGAGGGCATCGTCTCCGGCAGCTGGATCTTGCGCAGGCGGGCCAGGTCGGCACCGCGGGTGCCAATGTCGCGGGCGGTCGCGGCGCGGGTAGCGACCAGCGCGCGGTAGACCTGGTCGCTGATGTCCTGCTCGCACAGCAGATCGAACTGGTCGGTGAGGATCTCGCGCACCGCCTGGGCATCATCCAGGCTCGGGAAGTCGGTCTGGGACGCGGCTCGCGCCGCCTCCAGCGTCGCCAGCTGTTGCACCACTTGCACCAGGGCAGCCTGGTTGTCCGCCTCGCGCTGGCGTGTCGGCGTCGTGGCCGGCACCGCGTCCAAGTCGCTGCCGAAGCCGAACAACGCCTGAAGAGCGTCCAGCGCACCGCGCGGGCGCTCCGCAGCCACTACCATCTGGCGCAGCAGATCCCCGACCCGGTCCACCAACACGGTGGGCGCCAGCACCAGCGAGGAGGCCGCAGCGCTGAGCTGGTCCACCGCATCGGTCAGGACGGAGATCTCCGCCGGCAGCGTGGTGACGGTGGCCACCGCGCCCTTCACCTGGGCCGCCACTTCCCGCACGCGGGCAATGGCAGCGTCCACCACGAATTCCGGCTGCCCGTCCACGCCGAAGTCCTCGGCAAAGGCCTCTGCAGCCTCCTGGCTGGCCGCATCGACCGCGGCGGCGGTCTGGGCCTGGGTGTCGGGTTGCACGCGCGGATAAACCGCGCCAGTGGCCATCCAGCACTCGATGTCGAAGGTGGCCATGCCACCCTCTCGGCTGCTCTCGGAAAAGCTGACGTCCCCGATCTGGACGTCCATCTCGCCCAGGTACGGATGCACCAGCGTGCCGGGGCCGTCCGCCTCCAGCGCTTCCATCAGCGCGTCCCGAACCGCCATGTATTCCGTGCCGATCACGAAGGCCTGGAAGCGCATCGAGCGAGCGCGGCGGCCGAGGTCATCGGTCTGCGGGTCGTTGCGCAGGGGGAACTCGGTGATGTCGGCGCGGCGTCCCCCGCGGTTCTGGACAGACTCCACCTCGAAGGGTACGCCCCGGAAGGATGCACGGCGCAACTGGTCGCGCCAGCTCATCGCGGCAGCCTCATCGGGCCGGCATACACATCGACATCGACGCCGGGCTGGTTGGTGCCTGGCACCTGCGCCAGGCGCACGCCGCGCTCGTCCAGGATGAGGCGGATGGTGCCTTCCAGCTCGGCCTTGGCCTTGGTGTGTGCGGTCAGCCGGGACTGCGCCTCGTCGTTGCCGAAGAACGACAGCAGGCGATCCACGCTGCGGCCGAACTTGTCCGCGCCTCTCATGAACGGATCAGTGTCGCCGAAGCGGTCGTAGGCGGCATCGCCGAGCTGGTAGCCGCCGTAGCCCGCGAGGCCGGCTGCTGCTGTCCAGCCGGCGAACTTGGCGTAGCCCATCAGGCGGGCCAGCGCCATGCCTCCCGCACCGGCGCCGCCGGCACCGATGATCCCGCCGCCAGCCGCAGCCGCTGCCGCTGCGCCAGCAGCACCGGCGCCTCCGCCAGTGCCCCCCACCGGCCAGTTGGTGACGAACACCGGAGTGACGCCCGCCATCTCCTGCAGCACCTTGCCCTGGGCTACGCCAGCCGCCGTGGTGGCGGTGCCGCCGAGCACGCGGCCGAGGGGCCCGAGGTTGCCCAAGGTGCTACGCGCCAGCTCGGCGACCACGCCGCCGGCTAGCAGGGTACCGAGCCCATAGCCAAGAACCTCGCCATTCGTCATGCCGAGGCCGCCGCTTTCCTTAGAGTTCAGAGAAACGGAGATCAGATCGGCAACCGTCTTGTTTATTGGCTTCGTGAACTCCTCGGACGCCTGTCGCAGGACCGATTTCAGTCTCCCGCCCTGGGAGATCGGGTTATCCAATGCCGTAGTCAGGTCATTCGCGATGGTCCCGCTTGCACGCTCGATGTCGCGGATCTTGGCGCGCGCTTCGGCAAGTGCCCCGCCAGAAAGTAGCGTGCGGAGCCCCTTCATCGTGTCCAGGTCGGTCTCGCCGAACGCTTTTGCGATGTAGCGATCCTGAGACTGCTTATCTCCCAGCGTTCGATAGCCGGCGGCAATGTCGTCCAGCACGCTGAGCGGTGATCGTGCTGCTCCATCGGCATCGTAGAACCGCACGCCGGTAGCTTTAGCAGCGTTGTCCTTGTACTTCTGGTTCGTGAAAAGTCGGAGGGTGCTTTCAGCCAGGGTCGCCAGCCTCTCCGGGTTCTTCTCGATCAGTGATAGCTGCTCGATGAATCCGAGAGTTTCCGCGAATTCCAAGTTGGCAGACTTCGCGTTGACGCCCACACGCGAGAATATGCCGCTCAGATCCTCAAGCTCTGCGTTTCCCTGGCGGCCAGCAACGGTCATCTGATCCAGCAGCCTGACGGCCATGCCGGACTGCGAAAGATCGAACTCGAACGCCTCCGCTGCAACGGTGAGTCCACCCGCCAACGTCCGTGCGCCGGCGCCGGTCACGGCCATTGCGTCGTCGATTGCATCAATCGTCGGCAGCATGCTCCGCCAGCTAAGTCCCGACGCCAGCAGATCTGCAGACCCTTCCTTGAGCTGGTCCAAATCCTCGCCGGTGTCGCGCGACATACGGAACAGCTCTTCGCGCAGGCCGGTGACCTGCTGACGAGAGGCCCCTGCGGATAGGCCGATGCGATTGATCGACTGATCCAGGCGAGCGGACTGCACAAGCGTGGCGACGGCCCCCACGCCAACGCCGAGCTTGCCCAGGTTGCCAGCTATGCCGTCTATCGAGCGACGGACAGAATCGAACTGACGCCGGGCATTGCGGCTGAAGTTGTCCACCTGGCGCCCACCCACCTGGAGCCCCTGGCCGAGGCCGCGGGACTCCAGGAACAGCTTCATGGCGATGGTCAGTTCAGTCATCGGCCTTCTGGGTCAGACGTTCGAGGTAGTGGTAGAACTCCGGCAGCGGGATCTTCAGGATCTCGGCGCGGCTCCAGCCGGTCTTTACTGCGAGGAAGAGGACGGCGTCCCAGTGCCGGCTACGTCGCCCTCCGGCGCTTCCCCCTGCGCGTCCAGCTCCTTCTGCTTGGCGCGCAGGATCATCAGATCAATCGGCTTGAGCTTGCGGACCTGCTCCAGCAGGACCGGGCCGGTGTAGTCGCCGATCGACATGAACTGGCGGCAGGCCAGCGCGGCGTCGAAGGTCAGCACCTGGTTGGTGGCGGCGTCGGCCTCGGCGTCGAACAGATCGCCCGCTTCCGCCTCGCGCAGCACGAAGGTCTTGTGGACCTTGTCGCCGATCTTCAGGCCATGCTTCCAGGTACCTTTAACGGTGCGCATGGATCAGGCCTCCTGGGCTTCTTCGCCTTCGAAGGCGAAGGGCACGTTGCCGCTCTGATCGTCCATCTCAGGCGGGTCCATCCAGTCGGCGTGGGCCACGGTGTAGAGCTGGCCGGTGTCGGCCTGGAACAGGACGGTGATGTCCTCCAGGGCCTGCAGCTCCTTGACCTTGATCCCGGCCTTCAGCGGGAAGCTGCCTTCCACGCGGCCGGCGGTCTGCTCCTGCTGATTGCCGGCGCGGCCGTGCGCCGTCATGACGCTGGAGCGCTTGACGCCGCCGACCATCAGCTTGGCGCCCTTGTTGCTCTCGATGCGGCGGCCGTTGGCGGTGATGATCGCCCGGCCGAGTACCTTGCCTGCCATGTCTGTCTCCTTTTGGGGATGGTCTTAGCGGAACTGGATCGCGGTCGCGCTGATCAGGAACTGGTTCACCAGGTCCGGCGGCAGCAGGATGTCGACGCGGTCGCGGTCCTCGGTGTTGCGGACCACCTGGATGTCCTGGATGAACTGCTCGATGTTCTCGACGATGCCGGCGCGCACCAGGTCGCGGAACAGCGCGATCAGTTCCGCCTTGATGATGCTGGGCGTGGCAATCGCCTGGAGCGGGTCGTAGTCGCCGCCGTCATCCGCCAGCTTGTGCCGCGGGAACACCTGCGAGAGGCGCGCGCGCACCATGAAGCGGATGTAGGACAGCGAGCGCATCCGCTCGATGCTCTGGTAGCTGGTGTCCGGGATGCCCTGTTCGTTGGTCTTGTAGGTCGTCACCAGGCGCTGGATGCGGCAGACACCGCCGTCATCCACGTAGAAGGTCGAGATGCCGTCCGCCAGGTGCAGGCGCAGCTCGGACCACAGGTAGCGGTCGGCCACGCTCGGCGCCAGGACGTCGCGCAACGCCAGGGTGTGGCGCGGGCGGGCCGGATCGGGCTCGGCCGCGTCAGCCGCCGCCGCCTGGACGGCGATGATCGGCCCCCAGGTCGGCGACTTCTGGACGCCCAGGATGCTCACGTGCGGGGCGTTGCGGCTGTCGCCCAGGGTGGAGCCATCCGCATGAGTGCCGGGCACCGTGGTGACCAGGTGGCCGTCGTTGGCGTGCAGACCATCCCAGCGCAGCGCCAGCTCGGCTTCCAGGGCGGTGAGGTTGGTGGCGTCGATGTACGGCGCGACGATGGTCGTGTACTGCACCGCGCCGATGGCGGCGAGCGCCGCGCTGACGACAGGGTTGGTGGTACCACCGGTCGGGCAGACGATGGCGATGCCGATGCCGGCCGGCAGGGTGTCGCCCTGGTTGTAGTTGGCGCGCACGTCGATGCTGTTGCCCACCTCGCCCTTGTGGCGCGCGGTGATATCCACCACGGTGGGCGTGCCGCCGGCCACCGCCGCGGTGATCGGAAGCTTGGTGTCGGCGTTGATGGCCGCCGCGGTGGCCGTGGCCACCTGGGCCGCGGTCGCTGCCTTGGGCACCAGCACGGAGATCTTCCGGCCGGTGACGTAGAGCTGCAGCGTGCCCGCGGCGGTGGAAGGGCCGGTGAAGGTGATGGTGCCGGCCGCCGCCACGCCCGCGCCGTTGTCGTTCAGCGCGACGGCCCACAGCTCCACCGTCTCGGTCTGGCGCAGCCAGTACTCGCACATCTCGGCCAGCATCGAGCCGTAGCCGAAGGCCGCCCAGGCGGTCTCCTTGCGGGTGATGCGGGTGGGCACCGCGGCGGCCACCGTACCGGCCGCCAGGCGCTGCCCGATGATCAGCGCGCGCTTGGGCTGGGTGAGCAGGCGCGGCTGCGCCTGGCTCTTGTTGAACTCGACGTAGTGGCCAGGTACACCGACCCAGGCAGGAATCGTATCGAACGCCATGTCAGCGGCTCCTTACTTCTTGGCGGCGGGCTTGGCCGCCTTGTCGGCGCCCTTCGGCGCGTCGGTGGTGATGTCGCCGTCGTTCAGGCGGCGCAGCCAGTAGATCTCCGAGAGATCCACCTCCTGGCCTTCCTCCGGAACCTTGGCGCCGGTGAGCGGATCGCGGATCACGCGGCCGGCAGTGGGATAGACGCGGGTTTTCATGTGCCCTCCTCGGGGCGAAGCTGGAGCTTGTCGGTGCCCAGGGTCTTGCCACCCTTGGGTGCCGGGTCGTAGGTCTGGTAGGACTTCAGGAACTCGCCCAGCTCGGATTGCGTCGGCTTACGCGGTAGCTCGCGCACCAGCTCGAACGCGACCCGGTAGCCGGTGATGCCGTTGGCATGCAGGAAGTCGCTGAACAGGTTGTCGGTGCGCAACCACTTCAGGGCCTCTTGCCCGGCCACCTCGCGGTTGTCGAAGTAGCTCACCAGCGTATCCACCAGCTGGTAGGCACCCAGGGCGAGCTGGTCACCGCGGCGGCGCTGCTTCTCGTCGTTGCCGGCGCCGGTGAAGACGTAGCCATGGAACACGCCCGTCTCGTAACCGTCACGCTGGGGGTGGCGCTTGCCGCCCAGGTAGGCCCAATACACGGCCGGCGCGTTGGTGGCCATGCGCCGGAGCGTCTGGTCGTTCCATTCGCCCGGCAGATGATCCACCGCCTTCAGCTTGTTGCCGTAGGCCGCCTGCGTGTCGGCGATCAGCGCGTCCTCGATGCTTGCCAGCGACATCAGAAGCCGTCCCAGTCGAAACCGCTGCGGGCCTGGCCATGGCGGATACTGCCGCCGGTCGGTGCGGTGCTGCCGCCGCCCTCGGCGCCGATCAGCTGGGCCTTGCCGTCGCGGATCTCTCGCAGCCAGGTCATGTCGTCCTTGTAGCGGTGGCGGATCTCTTCGGTGGCGCGGTCATCGTGCAGCAGGTAACGGCCGATGTTCAGGCAGCGGGTGCGCAGGCCATTGGCCTCCACCACGTCCGGCGACAGTGGCAGGGTGAAGCGCACGCCCAGGTAGGAATCCATGGTCCGGGACGACTGTACGAGCGCGTCGCCCGCCTTCTCGATAGCCGCCGCCACTGCGGCCTCTTCCTCCGGCGTGGTGCCGCCCGGCAGCGACTCACCCTTGGCAGCCGCCGAGAACAGCTCGGCGGTGACCAGGAACGGCGCGGCATCGCCCTGCGAGACCCTTACGGTCTCGACGATGCCGAACGCGTTGATGAGCTGGAGGATGGTGGCGTACATGCACGGTGCTGAGGGCTACTTCTTGGGCTTGGGCTTCTTGGCGGCGGTCTTCTTGACCTTGGCCTTGACCTCGGACGCGGCAGGCTGCGGGGTCGGCGCCGGCACGATTGCCGGCGCCTCACCAGGTGCTTCCTGCTTCAGGGCGCTCTCGGGGTTGTCGGGTGACCCGGCGTCGGCGGTCTGGCCATCGGCCGGAGCGGCTGCAGCAGCATTGGCTGCGGCCGCCCCGGCGTCGGGCTTACCACCGGCTTCGGGGTTGAATGCGGGGGCGACCTTCTTGCTGGGCTTGGGCGCCGGCTCCGTCAGCGGTGCGACGGCACCGAGCACCAGCAAGGGATCGGCCTGTGCCTGCTCCAGCTCCACCGTGGCGCCGTACTCGTAGCGCTCGCCGTTGAAACGGAGCAGTTCACGGAGGACCTGGTAGCGGGCCATGGCTTAGGCGACCACGTTCTCGAAGAAGTAGCCGGCGCCCTTGGCCGCCACCAGCTCCTTGACCTGTTCGCCGACGCGGATCGTGTTGCCGCCCTTGAGACCGCGCTTGGGCTCCGGAATGGCACCGGCGAACTTCGATCCGAACTGTGCCGTCCAGCCCCAGGTCGGCTGGAAGGTCTGCGCCGCGATCTTGCTGCTGTAGATCAGCGCGCAGTGCTTGCCCCAGGTACGGACGAAATTCGCCGCCTGGCCCTTGCGTGCGGTGTTCACGCGAGCGCCGCCCACCACCACCTTCTCGATCTCCAGCACTTCCGCGAGCTGCTGGCGGGTGACGGTGCCGGCACCGGTGGCGTTGATGTGCACCGCCTGGACGATCTTCGGGTGCTGCCGGAGCTTGGTCCAGGCCAGGCCGCCGATGATCATCTTGTTCGGGCGCACCAGCGGCTTGTCCAGCGCATCGAGCAGGTCCTGCAGCGGATCGCTGTCGTCATAGTCGGACCACTGGTCGTTGCCCACCAGCGTCTCCTTCAGGCCCGCCTCGTAGTTGGCCGGGTTGAACACCACGCCGGCTACACGGACCTCGCGGCTCAGCAGGATCAGGTTGGTCAGGCCCATAGTGGCGACCATCTCGGGGCTCACCGGGCCACCGCCGGCCGGCTTGGGCATCGCAGCCCAGACGTCCATGTCACGCTGCGGGACGAAGTCGTCCAGGCCGTGATCCTCGACCTTGTCCTGCACCTGCTCGCTGGTGAAGGTGACCTGGTTGGGTTCGCTCTTGCGGCCCACTTTCGTGTCCGGCACGGTGAACTGCTCAGCCGTGTCGTATTTCGTCCAGGCAAAGGTTTCGGCCGTATCGACGCGCGGCAGCACCTCGTCGGCGATGAGGGAGTCCTCGGTGTTGCGGAATCCGACCGCGACGGCGGTCAACTCCGGGTTCACCGCGAACGGCACCGTGGAGAGGGTCGCGACGCCCAGCCAGCCGTGGCCGGGGTCCGGGATGATGCCGACGTGGACACAGGCCGCGGCGACCAGCACCAGGCAGAGCATCGTCCACTTCGAGGTCAGGATATTGCGCATGTATTGCTCCAGGGATGAGGGTCCGGCTTAAGCGGCCGGAGTGGTGATGAAGCCGGGGGCGAGCAGCATCGCCTCGATGTCACCCGCCACCGCGCTGACCTCGGCATAGCCGATGATCGACACGCGGGTGCCGGCCGCGGGGTTGGCCTTGATGGCCTTGCCGTCGGCGTCGGAGGTGAGCGGATCGCCGCGGGCGACGTTGCCGCCGTACTCGACGAGCACGATGCCGATGCGTTCGACGTCGACGCGCTCACCGAGCGCGGCGCTCAGCTCGGAGAAGACGCCGATCAGGGCGTCCGTGGCCGCGGCGGCCTGTACGACGACGCGATCCGCATTGCCGAACTTCGCGATGCGGTACTTGGTGGCAGCAGCACCGGCGACGTAGTTTTTGGAAAGGGTGGACATGACTGTTCCTCTATGGACGGACGCCGATCAGGCGTGCTTCGCCTTGATGTGGGTGACGGCCTGCGCGATGGTGATCTCGCGCCCGGCTTCCTTCTCGCTGGCGACGAACTCGCTGGCGGCCTTTTCGAGGGCTACCGCATCGTTCAGGTCCAGCTTGTTGTCCTGCCGCACCTGCTCCTGGCCGAGCTTCAGCTGCACAGGCAGATCAGCCAGCTTGCCCTTCAGGAACTCGTAGACGCTGAGCTTCTTCTCGCTCTGGTCCCCGGCAGTGAAGCTGAACTCGAGGGCATTGCCCTCGGCCAGCTGGGCGAAGGTCAGGCACTCTGCCCAGCCCTCGGCCTGGGCCGGCGTCAGGCGGACATTGCCCTTCTCGTCCTGCGAGATGCCGGTGATGAAGGCGCGGTTCTCGGCCATGTGGCCGCTGAACTCGGCCGCGCGGAGCTTGAGCACGGTGGCGTTGTGCTTCGCCTGCTCCTCCTGACGGGCCTTGGCGACGGCGTCGTCAAGCTGCTGCTGGGTGAAGGTGCTCACAGTGGTCTCCGGATTCGGGGGGGTATTGAAATGGTTGAGGCGCTTCTCGGGGTCGGACTTCTCTTCGGCGGCGGCGCGCTCCAGGTCCTCGACCTCGTAGAGCGGGACGAGGTTGTCCGCGTCTTCCTGGCCCCACTTGAGCAGGGCGATCTCGCGCATGCGGCGCATCATTCGGGCGACCAGGCCAAGGCGATAGCCGTCCGCCCAGCCGAACTCGTAGGTGTCGCCCTCGGCGTCGGCGGCGAACTCCAGCGCCTCCATGCCCTCGACGGCCGGCGCCATCGCGCCCAGGAAGCCGATGTGTCCCACGCGGAAGCCCTTCGGGGTCTTCAGGATCTTCACGCTGCGGTTGTGGATGTGCCCGGCCTCGCCCCACTCGATGAACTTGGAGTGGACCTTGTCGAACTTGGCGAACAGCGCCTCGCCCTCGCGCTTCAGCGCGCCGATCCAGCCCCAGGCGGGGGAATCGTGCTTCGGGTGGCCGATGACCATCGGCGCCAGATCCTGGGCGTTGTGGTTGGCCACCATCTCGTCCAGGTCGGACGTCGTCCATTCCTTGGTCTGGCCCTTCGAGTCGGTGTGTGTACCGGCCGCGAAGATCTGGACCCAGTCGGTCACGATTTTCGAGAACTTGCTGGTGCGCTTCGTCATGACCCGCAGTTTCGGGCCGCGCGCGCGTGGCGTCAGGGACTGAAGTATTTCACCCAACAAAAAGCCCGCTTGAAGCGGGCTCTCAGAACGGCATCGACGACTGCGGGGATGGTATGTCGCACTCCGCCTGGCGCCTTCGCATGTTGCGGATGTTGATGACCTGGCGCGTGGTCAGATGATAGCGGCTGGACTGGTCCGCCGCGCTCACGCCCTGGTCCATCTCAGCCCAGATGGCCGCGTTGCGGATCTTCGCCTCGATCTTGTCCGGCATCGGCATCATGATCCGCTCGCCGCCGCCGAACTCGGCAGTGAGCTTGCGGACGTTGTCGGCGCCGATCAATGCCACCAGCTCGGTGTCGGTTCCCTCAGGCACCTTGAGGAAGCGCCCACCGCAGTGCCGCAGCAGGCTCAGCGTTGCCGGACCGCCCAGGACACGTAGCAAGCGCCGCAGCCGCGTGAATTGCGGCGGAAGCTGCAGCTCCGGCATGTCCTGGACGTCGGTCATCGTTGGGCGGCCACCGCGATCTGGTAGCAGGCGGTGCAGCAGCGCGGGTTGTCCGGGTTCACCGGGCGCTCGCAGTAGGCCTCGACCTTGCCATCCCACCAGCGCAGCACCTTGGACATCGGCTCGCTGTAGCTGCCGATGTTGCGGTGCTGGCCGTCGAAGCCGAACAGGACGGTGGCGATCTCGCTGGCCCGCTGCTCCCAGTGCTCGCCGAAGAGCTGCTCCAGGTCTGCCCGATGGCGCCGGATCGCGTCCTTGTCCAGCGCGGCCACGATGCCAGCCAGCTCGCCGGGCGAGCAGAACTCCAGGGCCTGCTTCTTGTACATGCGCAGCGCCAGGGTCTTGCCGTAGTCCCAGGGCCGGCCGGCGTCAGCCAGCAGCGCCTCGATGCGGGTCAGCTCAGCACGGCCGCGGACCTTGAGGTTCTTGGGCTGGCGTGGCGGCTGGGCCGAGAACCCGGACTTGCGCATGTGGTCCAGGAGCTGCGTCATCTGGCCCAGGCTCAGCGACTTGAGCGAGACGTGCCCGGCAGTGTCCGGCTTGCCGCCGAACTTGGCCAGGGTCTGGCGGTACAGATCCTCGTCCCAGCCGAGCTTGCCTCGGCCGACGTTGATCACGCGCATGAGCTGGGCCTGGTTCATAGCCGATCAATCGTCTGAGAGGTGATAGACCGAACCGCCATCGAAGGCGTCGGGGGTCTCTTCAACGTCCATCGAGAACAGGTTGGCCACGTTGTCGCAGCCCATGGCGAACGGAGAGCCATCGTCCTCGAAGCCGACCACGAAGTGGTGGCGCGTGGCCTCGGCAACGAATTTCTCCTCCAGCTCGGTTAGCGGTCTCTTGCGATCAGGCGACATTGGCAGCTCCTTCTCTCTTGCCCAACCCCTTCGGAAACTCAGCCCAGCGACGGACCTTGGGCGCAGGAGTACCGTTGGCCAGCCGCCAGACATCCCCGTCGTGGTAGCCGGGCCACACGGGCTCATCGGTGGCTTCCGGCATCTCCAACAGCACGGTCTCATCGCTTTCGGGCAGGATCAGGTCCGCGTCGATCCAGGTGATGATCTCGTCCTGGGGCGAGACGCCGTCACGGAGGTTCCAGGCCTCGATGGCAATCCACGCGGCTGCCTGGTGCTTCTCCGCGCAGGCCTTACGGGTCTTGATGGGCCCGCCCTCGGTGGAGTGGCCGTGCATCTCCGCCCCGCACGCACAGGTCACCGTGTAAGACGGCGTGTGGGTGTTCGAGATCTCCAGGTCGGTGGAGCCGCAGTGAGGGCAAGGCTTCAGCGGTGGATCAATACCCGGCTCATATTCGCCGCTGGCGCTGTAGTGGCGGCGGTCGCCCCAGATCTCCAGCTTCATCTGGCACCTCCTGCCTGGTGTGCGGCTATCTCGGCGCCGACCAGGGCGAAGGCGATCACGCCGCACTCCCCGTCTTCCTTCAGCATGGCGCGCAGCTTGTCGGTGCACGCCGCGACCTTGTCCTTGTCTGCGGGAGAGAGGTCGTGGATCAGGCCCTTGATGGCCAGTACCGTGACTTGTTCGTTGCTCATGTCGGGCGATCCTCAGGCCGCCGCCACGTCGAGCACGATGGGGTTGTACTCGCCGGTCTTGTCGTCGCGCTCGTAGAACCGGACATACATCTTCGAGAACGCTACCGACAGGCTGTCGCTGATGGCCTGCATGGCCTGCTGCCAGCGCTTGTCCCTGATGTCCAGGCGCTTCAGGGCCAAGACGCGGGCAATGTTGATCTTGCCCTTCTTATCGACCTGGAAGGCGTCGTTGACCAGGGCCTGGATCTCCGGACGGCTTCCCTGGCTCCAGTCGCGGATGCACTGGTCGATCAGCTCCTTGGCGGCGAGCATGCGCTCGTCGTAGGTCATGGAGTCCTGGTTGGCGCGGATGATCTTGTAGCGGCCATCGAAGGACGTCAGCGTGACGTTGCCCTTGTCGCCGCCGGCCTTCAGGCCGTATTCCTTGAAGCTCATCTCCAGGAAGCCGGAGATCACGCTGAAGGTGTCGCCCTTGAACGCGGCGATCTCGGCCGACTTGGCCTTGGCGTTGTTGATGAGGTCCACCACCACGTCGTGGCGGATGCGGTCGATGGGCTTGATGGCGGACTCGGGGATCATGCGACCCTGGGCGTCCTGCCAGAACCCGGCCGGCACCTGGTTGGCCGGAACGAGGCGCGCGGCCTGGCGGCGCTTCGGGGCGGGCTTGGTCTTGAGATTGGACTTGGACATGGTTACTCCTGGTGGTACTGCGGGGGTGAAAAGGGTGTTTTGGTGAAAGTGCGGCTGGGGGTCGGGTCGCCAGCCCCCGAAAACCGCTTCAAAACCGCTTCAAAAAGCGCGAGGGGGCCGGTGCAGCGACCAGTGGAGCACCCACCCCCCTCAAAACGGCTCCTAGGGGCCTTTCCGGCGGAAGTCGAAAATCGGGCCTGGAACCGGGTCATGCGGACTCCGGGCGGCTGGCGAGCCGGGATTGGGCTTCACGGATGGCGGTATCGACCACGGCGTCCCCGAAGGTTCCGCGGTAGTCGTTGGCGTAGTCCTCCAGCTCGCGGACCGGGAGCTTGCGGCGGCGGTCCTCGTCCATGCGGCTGAGCAGCGTCCCGACCAGCCGGCGGGCCTGCCCGTAGCGCCGTTCCTCGTCGACCATCTGCGGCGGCTGCCCGATCCGGGCCGGCTCCGGTGCCACGCCGCTGCGCTGGCCGGTGCGGCGCTGAAGCTCGGTGGCCTGCTCGGCGGCGGCTTCCTTAGCATCCACCAGGCCGACGATGACCTCGTACAGGTAACCGTGGCTCTTCAGCGGCAGCTTTAGGCTCGCCCGCGGCTCCTGCATGTACTCCATGGCCTGCAGCCATACGGAGTCCGGCGCCAGCCAGTGCCGGCCGTCACGCTCGATTGCGCCGCGAGCGATGTCCGGCGCCAGCTGCTCCAGGAGCTTGCGGGCACGCGCCAAGGTCAGCTTGCGCTTCGCCGGGGCGAACAGGTTGATGTAGAACAGCGCCGCCCTGCCGACGCCTTTGGGCATCTGCGCGACCAGGTCGGCGATACGGCGCCCGTCCTCGTCCGCGGCATAGACCACGAAGGGCGCATGGAACCCACAGTCGGGACAGGTGAGGTTCATCGGGCGTCTCCCGCGCGAAAATGCTGCTCTTGGCCGCGCGGACAGTGAGTGTCCGGATGAATGTGGATGATCCACAGTGATCTATGGTGATCTATTTGGGCACCAGAATCGGTCACAGATTGACGGCGTCGAAATCTGGTAGCAAATAGAGGGCGGACTTCAACACGAGACCGCCGATGTTCACCGCACAGATCACCCTGCAGTTCGATCCCGCCATGATCATGTTCCTGGCTCTGCACGCCTGGATTCAGTGGCCCGCCATTGCGCGGCAGCCGCCCAGCCCGCGGCGGAAGCGCCGCCGGGGCCAGGAATGACACCTGCAGCGAAAGGTGCCGGATCACAGCAACGGCTCCAGGTGCTTCAGGGAGTTCACCGCGGCCTGCCGGGTTTCCCGGTATCGGGCAATCGCCTCCAGGCGGGTCTTGGAGGTGCCGGCCTTGCGGATCGCCGCCCAGGCGACGGTTACCTGGCGCTGCGTAAAGCTGGGAACCAGCTTCCAGTGCTCCAGGCACATCAGCTTGGTCTCCTCGATCTTCCAGCCGCAGCCGGGCACGGCGCAGACGTGGCTCATGCGGCCTCCTTGATCGCCGTGATGACGTCTCGCGCCAACGTCGGCGGGACCGCATTGCCAAGGAGCTTGATGGCCCGGTCCCGAGCGGCGGGCAGCACGTAGTTGGTCGGGAAGTCCATCGCCGCGACGTACTCGGGAACCTGGATCATCCGCATGCGATCCCCATTGACCAGCGCCCAGCGGTCATGGGTGGTGACCGTCCCCAGCGGACGCTCCAGGCTGCGTCCGGTAGTTCCACTGCCGCGTGAGTAGTACGGCATGACGAAGCGGTCACCGAAGCGTGCTCGGCCGGACCGGATGCGAGCGATGGTCTTCTCGCTGCGACCAGGCTTGTTGATCGGGCTCCAGCGATGCTGATCCCACTGGATGTGACCGGAGATCGGGGCGTGCGCGCGACGGGGCAGCTTCAACTTCAGGGGCGCCTTGGACCTGGTGCAGACCAGGATCAGTCGGACGCGATGCTGAGGGACACCCAGATCCGCGCAATCCACGATGTGGGGCTCGACGCAGTATCCGAGCTTCCGCATCGAGAACTCCCAGGCCGGGTAAAGCTCCCAGGCCAGGAAGGCCGGGACGTTCTCGCCGACTACGACCTCCTGACGGTGGTACTCGGCACAGCTGACCACCGCCCAGGCGGTGCTACGGTCCTTGTCGTGATGGGGGCGGTCCTTGCCGCGCGCTGGGGTGTGCCCGGTACAGGCCGGAGCAGCGAGCAACACATCGTGCCTGGGGACCTGCGACCAGTCAGCCTGATGCAGATCCTGCTGCACGCACGGAACGCCAGGATGGTTGGCCCTGTAGTAGGCGACCGCATCTTTATTGTGGTTCGCGGCCCAGACCACCTGGACGCCGGCCTGGATCGCACCAGTGGTCAAGCCGCCAGCACCCGAGAACATGTCCGCCGCCTTCATACCGGCCCCTTCGGGAACTCGTCCCAGAAACGGAGATCCAGCAGACGCCCTGCCGCTGCCTTTCCCACGCGCGCCATGCGATACGCGCCGACGTCCTGCGGCGCCACATCGTGGGGGCACTCGGTGCCGTCCTTCATGATTGCGACCATTGGCTCGAAGCGACCGCCGCCCTGATGGCCGGTCCACAGCTCCCGAGGTTCCCACCCACCCCACTGCTTGAAGTGGAAAGCCACGCCAGCGGCGGCGCATTCGTCGCGCAGGTTCCGCACCCAATCTGGGTGCATGGGCCGGGCCTTAGTGCCGGACTCGCCACCGGCGATGACCCAGTCGATTGCACCACCTGGGCTATGCACGTCCGCCTGCCGGTTCGGCCAACGAGTAATGTAGTCCGCCCGTAGGCTGACCGGCCCCAGCAGCGGCTCCATGCTCACGAAGCGCACCGCTGCCGGTGTGCACAGCAGCTTCGGGATGTCCCGGTCAGCCTCGTCCTGGTTGACGACAGTCGCCCCGATCCAGACGTTCGGCCAAGGGATGTCAGCCCAACGGGTCAGGCCGTGGGACAGGACGTCCAGTGCCTCATCCAGCATTCGGTGAGCGTTGCCGATCCGCTTGGTCAGCAGCAGCCAGTCCAGGTTGGGCGTATTGGCGATCAGCCGCAGCAGCTCCAGGCGCCATTGCCGCGGCACTTCGTTGTCGAACACGTCAGCGAGGGAGGCGCAGAACACGCGGCGACGGGTCGGCCGCGCCGCCTCCGTGGTGTCGCAGGCTGGACAGCGCCGATGCTTGTATGGAAGACCACAGCACGGCTTGGTGTGCTTCTCCTCGCCGCGCCAACCGCAAGACCCACACTCGTAGAACTCGGTACTGTTCCACTTCAGCGGCAGGTTCCAGTTCTTCGCCCCGGTGCGCACGCGCGGCTGCCCGGCTCCCCACTTCACCCGGCCCAGGCGCTTATCCATGTCGCGCTCGGCATAGCAGTGGTCACAGGCCGGGCTCACCTTCGTGCAGCCCATCCAGGGATTGAAGGTGCTGTCGGCCCAGCTGATCTCGGTACGGTCGCTCATACCGAGTTCTCCCGGACGTCGATGGGAGCGGGCGCGACCACCAGGCCGTGCTTTGCAGCGGCGGGGCTACCGAGAAACTCCAGGACAGCAGAACAGCTCGCGTCTGCGCCGTAGTACGGCACGCCGCGGTCGGAGGAGTACTCCTCCAGCGCCTGCAGCAGCTGCTCGCGCGTGAACAGGTAGTACAGGGTGGAGGTGACCTGGCTCATGCCGCCGCTTCCTGCGCCTTGAGCGCGGCACGGCGTGCACGCCAGACCTCCGGCATGCTGCCGTGGCGAGCGGTGGTGTTACCCGGCAAGCGGATGACGCCGCCGGAGCTGTGGACGTAGCCCCCCACCTGCAGCTCCCGGACCGCGGAACGGAAGCGGACGGCACTGGCCACCGTCAGGCGCTCGCGCACGGTCTCCGTCTCCAGGGCACCCTCCTTGCTCACCAGCTCGTGGATGTCGGCCGCCAGCTGCGAAACCTTGGCGGCGCTCATACCGACCCCGCCAGCGCTTCGCCGGTGGGCCAGCAGAGGTCCACGTCCATGAAGCGGCCGATGACCTCGGCGCCCGAGTCGCCCACGCCGTTGCAGACGCTGACCAGCCTGGAGCGAAGCTTCTCGTCGCCACGCTCCAGGCGCAGCAACGGGCGCTTGTTGCTGCCCTGGCGCAGGTGCTGGCCCACGATGCGGTAGCCCTGCGCGCTGAGCACGCGGTGGGCCGCATTGGCGGCGGACAGGCGCTCGCTGAGATTCAGGGTGAGCACCACCAGCGGCAGGCTGACGTTAGCGGTGTACAGCTTCTGATGCTGTTGCATGGTTACTCCTTCTTGATCAGGGAATGCGGGCAGCCGCCGCGGCAGGCCCTGTAGAGCTGCACGGCGGTCGGGTTGGCGAAGCTGCGGGGCGCGCGCTGGTGCTCGATGCACTTCTGCCGCGCCAGGTCGCCGATCACCGGGCAGTCCACCGAAATGCCCTGCAGGGCACCTTCAACGGCGCTTTGAATGGCCTTTGTATCGGCGGTGTACTTGCCGCTGAGGACGGCGCTGACGGTCGGGGCCGCGTAGCCGATCTTCTTGGCCACCGCCTTCTGGCCCAGTGCGTCGCAGGCCGTGCGCAGCGTTTCGATCCAGGGTTCCATCAGGCGTCCTCCTCGTAGGCCTGGAGGACGTCGCGCCCTTGCTTGATGGCGGGTCCCAGGGCCTTAGAGTTCGGCCCCTGTCCCACCGCATCGAGCAGCTCGCGCAGCGCCTTGTGGAAGGCATGCGCGTGCTTGGTCACCCGCTTGTGCGGCGGCAACCCGTAGGGGTTGGTCAGGTTGTGGTCGAGGAGTCCGTTCGCCGTGACGCGCGGGGCCACCGGTCCGGTGTTGCGGATCAGCCGGTAGATCGCGCGCTGGCCCAGCTTTCCCCTGACACCCGATTTGACCTGGACCAGGTACTCCGCGGCCTCCAGCGCCAGGACGTAGCGCATGGCGTGGTTTCGCGACACGTCGGCCGTGGCTTCCAGGTCCCCCGTGTCGAACCGCGGCAGCTGGCGCATGGTGTTCCACATGCGCTGGCGCTCCGAGTCGGACGGCGGTGCGATGCTAGGCACCATCAGGCAGCCTTCCCGACCGGATGGGCTTCGCCGGTGAACAGCGCGCGCTGCTTCTGGCTCCACTCGGCCTTGGTGATGCGGGTCAGGCCCAGGCTGCGGGCGGTCTGCTCGATGCGCCCCAGGGCCACCACGATCATGCGGATGTTGCCGCGCGTGGCTTCGTGGACCTGGGCGACCAAGTCCTCGGCGACGGTCACCTCGCACAGTTCGCGGGCGACGACGGCGGTGTCCTGCAGATCCAGCGCCTCGAAGGTGACGTGCTCGGCGATTCGGCTGGTGAAGCGGTGCATGTGCTGCAGCCGGGCCTCGATGCCCAGCTCGCCGATCAGGATGACCGGCGCCTCGGTCATGTCGTGGAGGTCGCGGAACGTATTGATCAGCCGCTTGTTGTCGACGATGTAGTCCGCCTCGTCCACGAAGATGCTGCGGCCGGACTCGGCCAGCTTCTCGGAGATCCGCGTCACCATTCCCGCGTTGCTGCCGCCGGGCTGCACGCGCAGCTCGGCGCAGAGTTGGGTCAGCATGGAGGCCGGCGTGGACACGGCCATGGCGCGCAGGAAGACGCTCGGATACTCCGGGCGGTTGGTCAGCCAGGCGATGGCGCTGCTCTTGCCGACACCGGCCAGGCCGTCCACCAAGCCCAGGCCGGGCGCGCCGGGCGCGCGCGACGTCAGGGCCTTGGCGGCGGAGGAGAGACGCGCGATGTTTTTGACGGGTACGGTCTTGCTTCGCATAATCAGGACTCCAGGTTGTGCCCAGTGGTATCGGAAGGCCCCGTTGCAGCGGGGCCTTCCTCGTTTGCGAGGCCCGGCAGGTAGCCGAAGGCCTCGAAGACATCGAGCTGGCCCTGGCACTCGGAGCTGTCGCTGTACTGCCGGTACCAGTTCTGCTCCTGCAGGCCGAGCGTCTCGCCCGCCTGCTCCTTCTTGCGCAGGGAGAGCCAGTGGCCGAAGCGCTGCTCCGGCGTCTCCTCGGATTGCTCGGAGGCGCGGATCGCGGCGCGCACCTCTTCCAGGTCGATCACCTGGCCCTGGCGGGCTGCAGGCTGGCTTGTGACGGCCTTGGGCGGGTTGAAGCTGTGGCCCATGGCCAGCATCTCCTCTCCGCCGCTCGGCAGTTCGGCCGGCGCCGGGCCGTCCAGAGCGGCCACCATGTCGGCCGCGGTGAGCGGCATGCGCGCCCGCTGGTTGATCTCGTCGATCTGGTTCTGCTTGCGGGTGACCGCGGCCTGGCGCGACCTCTCGCGCACGTCAGCCGCGACGTTCTCCTTGGCCCAGCCGATCTTCTCCACCAGCGGCGCCACGCAGATCAGGCGGTGCTTGTGGTCGCGAATCCAGACCTTGCTGTCTTCGTGCTCGTCGTACTGGTAGATGACCTTGCGGCCCTCGTAGGCCTTGAGGTCGGCGTGCCGGTAGAAGCGGTTGCGGAAGCGAATCTCCCACTGGCGCACCGTGGCCACCCCGGAGGGGCGCAGCAGATCCGCCACCGGCATGGAGAGCGGGTTCTTCTTCAGGTTGCCGATCAGGTCGTTCGGCGCCTTGCCCTTGAGTCGGTCGCTGGTGGGCTGGGGCCAGGCGTTGTAGGCGTTGCGGAAGCGCTCCAGCGCCTCGCGCAGCTCGGCCAGGTCCGGCACGTACAGCTCGCCGCGCTTCACCTTGGTACGCATGCGCGCCAGGGCATCGTCGGTGCGGTCATCGCCGCAGAAGGTGTCGTACTGCTTGCTGAAACGCTTGTTGAAGATGCGGAAGAAGCCTTCGCCGAAGTCCTTGCCGCGGGCGTTGCCCTTGCGCGTGGGGACGTGCTCGATGCCCAGGCGGCTGAGCAACCCGGCCACGCGCTTGTTCTTGAAGCCGGGGCCGGGGTCGGTCTGGAACCAGGTGGGCACATGGTCGTAGCGCGCCATGACCGAGCACAGGGCGTAGACCGTGTCCATCGCCGACTCGTTGGCGGCCACCCAGAAGCCGTAAAGGTAGTTGCTGGCCTTGTCCACGACCGGCGTGATCTCGACGCGGAACAGGTCCTGCGTGTTCGGGTGACGCGACACCAGCTTGATGCGGTGACCGTCCGAGACCCAGACCTCGCCTACCGCCACGTCGTCCAGGTTGCGGCGGTGGTGCGGCCGGATGTTCTGGTCGTAGTAGTGCTGGCCCAGGCGCTTCGGCGAAGTCTCGGCGAGGTTGCTGGGCAGCGACTTGAGATAGCGCCTGATCCAGTGGCGCGGAACGTCCAGGTTGTGATCCTGCTTCAGCCAGAACGAGATGTCGCCTGCGTCCGGCTGGCTGGGGCGCTGGTAGTACTCCAGGATCAGCGCCTCGCAGCCCTTCTGCTCGCGCTGGCGACCCTTGTACTGGGGCACCAACGCCATGATGCCGCCCTCCAGGTAGGCGTAGAGGCGGCGGCGCACGGTGCTCGCGCTCACTCCCAGCTGCGCGGCCTGGGTCTTGGCCAGCCAGTCCGCCGCGGTGCGCGTGCTGATGCCCATCTGCCGCACCTTGAGCACAGCCGGCATCAACGCGGATTCGAGAGCCATGGCCTGCTCGCGCTGGGCGTCGGTCAGCCGGGACCACTCGTCCTGCTGGTGCGGCGCCAGCTCCTGCATCTGCGGCAGGGCCTTGAGGAGCGCGCTCATGCCTCAGCCTTGATCTTCTTGGGGCGGCCGCGGCCACCCTTGTCGTTCTGGCGCTTGGCGTCGCGGTTCTCGGCCGAGGTCTGGTGGCGCTTGAGGATGATGTCCAGCGCGCCCTTGGCCACCAGCAACTCGCCGTCGCTGAGGGTGTGCTCGAAGTCCAGCTTGCCGGTGACGTCCTTGCCGAAGTCGTCCTGGATGCGCTGCAGCAGGCCCTGCAGTCGGGCCTGCACCGACAGAGCAGTGTGGAACACCGTGCCGGCCGCACGCTGCGCCCACTCCGGGAAGTTCTTGGCGTCCGTGTTGTCCTGCAGGCGGTCGCTGACCAGGTCCTCCAGGGCGGTGACGGCCAGCATCATCTGCTCGCCCAGGGCCACGCCCTCCTGGCGGGCATGCGCCGCGAAATCCGGCATCTTGATGCTGTCGTAGCGGTGGCGGAGCTGGCCCTTCAGATCCTTCAGCTCGGCCTGCAGGCCTTCCTTGGCTGCTTCCAGCGTGGCGATCTTCTTGTCCGCCTTCACCAGCTCCGGGTCGCGGATCTTCTCGTCGAACTCGCGAGTAGACATCTCCACCGCAGCGTCCAGGGTGATGCCGCGCACGGCTTTTCCGCTGGCCAGGGCCTGCTGTTCCTTGCGGTCCCATGCCTTGATGGCCATGGCCTTGGTGATGCCGAGCTGCGCCAACGCCTGGACGACATGCAGGTCCGGCAGGGCCGCAAAAAACTCGTACACCTCGATGGCGTCGTAGGCGCTACGGCGGGCGATCATGCGGCTGGCCAGCTCGGCACTGAACTGGCCCGGCAGCAAGCTGTTCTTCAGCTCCTGGAAGGCGCGGCCGGCCAGGATCTTGCCGGCCGTCTCCATCAGCAGGCCGCGCTTGCCCGCCGCCCACAGGGTCTCCACGTCGCCGGTGATGGTCTCGAAGTGCCCGAGGGTCTGCTCCAGGTAGGCCTGGAGCTGCTGGGGCATTTCCAATTGAGAATGATTCTCACGGTGTGCGGGCGCCCGCACAACTCCCGGATGAGAATCATTCTCGCCGTGTGCGGGCGCCCGCACACGCTTGTCGGTGGTTCTAGTAGTGCTCATGGTCCTCTCGGAACGGCTTTGAAGGGGTTAAAAAGCCCCGGCCACCGTCGTGGCCGGGGAGCTGGCAACCAGCCCGGCTGATGGGCTGGATGGAGGAGCAGTGCGAGCAGGCACTCCGCGTCGAGTGGATCGACGTGGGGGGCTGTCGCGTTGACGAAGGCGCGGCGCAGCTGGGCCTTGGCCGTGGAGCGGGCTAGGTGCTGGCGGCGGTGGCGGCGAGGCTTGATCATCGGCTCAGCCTCTTGGTGAGCTGGGCCATGCGGCGGCGCTTCACGGCAATCTCGACTGTGGCCTGGCCGATCTCTTTGGCGGCAAGCTCTTCAGCGTCCACCATCTCATTGCCCAGGGCGCTGACCAGGACTTCCATGGCGCTGTGGTCCTCGACGGCCCAGCAGAAGGCTGGCAGGTAGATAGCGGGCAGCTGGTGGAACTCCTTGGAGTCCGCCATCCAGCTATCCACCATGCGCTTGGTGATCGGCTTCTTGAGGCCAGGCAGCGCCAGGTTCATGCGGTCGGCGATCCGGGCACGGCTGAGATTCCGGCTGGAGCAGGCCCGACGCATGGCGCCGTCCACCTTCCCCAGGAATTCGGCCGCGACCGTCAGGTCCGGAGCGTTCGGGCGGTGGATCACCGGAGGCTGATCCAGGCCGGGGAACAGGTCCCCCTGGTTGCTGGAAAAATCTCGTGGGCGTTTTGCCGGCGACATGAACCTGGACTCGGGATACAGTTACGCCACTCGCTTGGCGCGCTTGCGCCGAGCGGCTGGGGTGTCCGAGTACTTGCCCGGCCAGAGGACAGACACAGGCGTGCCGAGGGCTTCGCTAATGCGCTTGGCAATGCGCTTGCTCTTGTTCTTACCGGCGATGACGCGGCTAACAGTGCCCTTTGAGACCTTCAGGTCGCGGGCGACCATGGCCGGGCGGTAACCGCACTTTTCGAGCGACGCTTTGATGTCGGCGGGGTGCACAGTTTTTTGTTCCATGAGCACAACTTGTTGTGCTGATACTGAACAGGTATTTGTGCAATGTCAAGCATTAGAGCCCAAGAAATTGGTGAACGACTTAAGGAGGAGGTCAACCGCTTAGGCGGCCCCTCCGTTATGTCCAAAATTTTGGGCGTCCACCGGAACACCATTAACAATTGGTTTACGACTGGTGCGGCGGATGCGGAGGCACTCTCCCTCATGGCTGAGCACGGGATCGATGTGGTCTACGTGCTGCAGGGCAAGCGCGAGCTGAGCGCAAGCCTCTTTTCCAAGGGGGTCGGCGGCGGCCAGATCAGCGTGCGCTTCGCGGAACGCGACTTCTGGATTTCTCCAGACGACTACCGCTGGATACCGGTGATGAACGTCAAGGTGGCAGGCGGCTCAGGTGCGACCGCCAGCGCCGAGAATGTCGTGGCCTTTAACGCATACCGAAAGAGTTGGCTCGATGAGCAGGGACTGCTGACCGCCGAACTGAGCGAGGTCACCATCACTGGTCGTTCTATGGAACCGGTCCTCCCCGATGGAAAATCGGTGCTGGTGAACCATTCGGACACTGACCCGCAAGGCGGCTCGATATACGTGGTGCGTCAAGATGAGGATCTGATCGCGAAGTACCTGCAGAAGCTCCCAGGCGGCAGGCTTCAAGTCAGCAGTGAGAACGGCGCAGCCTTCCCTCCGTACGAGGTGAAGGAATCCGACATTGCCGCAGGTTCGTTTGCCATCGTGGGGCGGGTGGTCCCGCGATGAACATCGCACTGCGAAAGTGTCCGTTTGCGATACTGGTGACGCTGTTCCCTGTATGCGCGTCGGCTCAGCCCCTGATGCCTTTACCCATGCTGCCCAATGCCCAGCCTCGGACTCTGGTCCTCAACGCGGGCTATGTCACTGAAGGCCTTCCGCTTGCAGAGAAGAAAGTCGGCAAAAGTGACAACGGCCGGAAGAGAGTTCGCTGGTCGATCCCAGGCGCAGAACAGGGCGTTGTAGAGATCATCGGGGACATGGAAGACGACGCCGACGTAGTTGCTTGGCGCTGCGCAAATTACGACGAAGCAGGCCAGATGATATGGCCCATGCCCGGCAACCCGTGTTACGACCTGTCTCTGAAGATCTACAGCAAGTTGATCGATAAGCCGGAGGAGACTCTGGCCGCGCTCTTGAGCAGGGCCAAGGCCAAGGGCGGTGATGCCGCAGTCGAATACGGCCCGCTGCGATTGGAGGTTGATGGACACTTTTTCTTCGTTCGACAGCTCCGCTTGGCTAAGGCGGCTCGCTGAAAAACAGGCTTGCTGACTTGACCGCATGCAACCCGGAATTGGAGAGGCACTGTGTACGTGATGCTTACCGTTGATCTTAACAACTACGTAACCGAAGAGCAGCGTGAAGTCTTCGGTGACAGGCTACAGGAACTGCTCTGGAATAGGATTTCGCTCACCACCACCTGGTGGGCAGAGTTCAATGACGATGCTGAAGAAGACGAAATGATCAGGGTGACGATTGACGAGGTCGCCGACGCAGCTGCGCGTGCACAGATCGCCTCCTACGAGGTGGCCGCACAGGCCGGGCAGGAAGCTCCGACCATCCACACGGTGAGGCAAGGCCTGCGCGGACGCCCTCGCTAGCTGGGACTTCCCGGCTGAGTGAAACATTTCAGTCCCTGACGTGAGGTCCCGCGCGCGCGAAGCTGCGCGCCATGGACACCGCGCTCAGCAACCCGCTAAACCTCTCGGCAGAGATCTGTGCCAAGCAGATCGGCCTGCCGCTTCCGCTGGTCCGCGCCATCATCCAGGTGGAGAGCAGCGGCGACATCTACGGCTGGAATCCCGAGCCGAAGTACCGCTACTTCTGGGACGTGCGGCTCAACCGTCCGTTCCGCCCCGTCACGGCGCAGGAGATCGCCTCCGAGTCGCCGCCCCCTGACTTCCTCTCCGGCGCGGGCGACCGCGATGCCGAGTGGTGGGGCCAGGCCGCCAGCTGGGGGCCAATGCAGGTGATGGGTGGCGTGGCCCGTGAACTGGGCTTGAAGGGCCACTTCCCGCAGCTCTGCACCACGCACCTGGGCGTGGAGTACGGCTGCCGCCATCTCGCCCATCTCGCCCGCCGCTTCCGTGCTGACCACGGCTGGCGCGGCGTGGCCGCGGCCTTCAATGCCGGCTCGCCCCGCAAGGTGGCAGGGACCAGCCTCTACGAGAACCAGGCCTACGTGGACAAGATCGCCCGCGCGGGCGGCTTTGGGAGCGCCTGATGGCTATCGTGAAGAAACCCTCTCTAGTGCCCGACTGGCGCGATTGCTGGCGCTGGTTCTGCATGCACGCGATGTTCATTGCCATCGCGCTCCAGGGTGCCTGGCTGGAACTGCCGGACGACATGCGCGCGGGTCTGCCGGACTGGTTCGTCCACGCCGTGACCGTCGCAATCCTGCTGCTGGGAATGATCGGCCGCGTCATCGAGCAGGCGCGGGCCCGCGCTGCGCCGCCGGAGCCCCCGCAGTGATCGCGCGCCTTCGCGCCGCGGCGGCCTGGCTGCGCGCCCGCCTCTGGATTCTGGGCCTGCTGGCGCTTGCCGTCCTGGTGATCCTGCAGGGCCGCCATGCCCGCTCCAGGGCGGAAGCCGCGGCGCGGCAGAGCGACCTTCCGCAGAAGGTGCCCGGCACCTACGCCGACCTGGAGCGCCAGATCCGGCGCCAGCACCAGGCGATGGACCGGCTCGACCAGCAGGCCGGCATCGCCAAGGCTGCCCGCGCGCAGGCGGCCGTGATCGTCCAGAAGCTGGAAGCGGCTGGCCACCCGTCTGTGGCTGAAACCATCCGGAGGTGGAACCGTGGCTAACCGCTGCCCCTACCAGGCCAAGCACGGCCTGCTGATGTCGTTCGTGGTCCTGCTGCTGGCAGCCGTGGTGCTCTTCGCGCTGGTCGGCTGCGGCCTCTCTCCGGTTCAAGTGCCCGAGTCCCGCTACTTCGCGCAGCTGCAGCCGGCGGACGTCGAGATGGCGGAGCCGGCACCGCTGCCGCCGCGGCCGGAGGCGCGTTTGCTGTCCACGCCGGGTGGCGAGGTCATGGCCTTCGACGGCGGCACTGGCTCCATGCTGCTGGCCCGCGACGAGGTCGCCGAGGCCAACACGCAGATTGCCGGGGCCTGCTCGGTGGGGTTCGGCGAGCTGCAGGGCGCCTACAACGTGCTGCTCGACAAGGCGCAGGAGCAGGAGCGCTACACCAACCACGTCGGGCGACGATGGGCCGAGGCCGAGACGCAGCTGCGGCGCGACCAGACAGCGCACGCCTGGGAGAACTGGTTCAACCGACTGTTGCTGGCAGCGGCCTTGGGCTTGGCGCTCTAAAGCCACTTCAAAACAACTACGAGGGGCGGAATGCCACCGGGACAGGAAAACGTGGGCAACGTGAACGAGCAATTTGCCAGGGACATGGGGGAGATCAAGGGCCTGCTGAGGGGCATCTCCGACCTGCAGGCGACCCAGTACGAGGCGCTCAACCGCCGCATGAACGACCAGCATGCGGCGAACACCCAGCGTCTGGACGACATCAACCGCAACGTGGGGCAGCGGCTCGATGATCAGAACAATCGCCTGCAGCAGGCGAAGGAAACGGCCGACGAGGCCCTGAAGCGAGCGAACTCCGCTCACGAAAAGATCGAGGGCCTGCGGGGGGAGAGCCGCAAGTCCAGCGTGGTGGTTGGCGGCGGTGCTGCCGGCCTGGTGACGATCACCGTCGAGTTCATCAAGCGGATGCTGTCTCCCTGATGGCCCACGATCCCGACCTCCGAAAGCAGCTGCGGCGCAGCTATGTCGTGGACCGGCAGCCGCTCAATGCGGCTGCATCGCCGTTGGGCATCTCCTATTCCACGGCTCGCAGCTGGAAGGCTGCTGCCCTGGAGCGCGGCGATGACTGGGATCGTGCCCGGCATGCCGAGGACGTGGGCGACGGTGGCGTCAAGGCCCTGACGCGCGTAGTGCTGGAGGACTTCATCCCCCTGTTCCAGACCACGATCACCGCCATCAAGAGCGACAAGCTCGATGCCGTGGAGAAGGCCGAGGCCATCAGCCGACTGGCTGACGCCTACGCCAAGACCGTGAAGGCCTCCGGCGCCGTGGACCCTGCTATCGCCAAGCTGGGCTGGGGCATGGACGTGCTGAAGATGCTGGCCAAGTTCACCATCGAGCACTTCCCTCAGCACCAGGCTGCGCTGCTGGAGATCATCGAGCCCTTCGGCGAGCAGCTGGCCGTGGAGTTCGGCTGATGGACGCCGCCCAGCTGATCCGCGACTACCTGCCCTGGCTGCTCAGCGCCATCACGCTGTGGCAGACCCTGCTCGCCGGCAACAAGCACCGGCACGCCTGGGCCGTTGGTCTGGCCAACCAGGCGCTGTGGCTGCTGTGGATCGTGGTCTCCCAGGCCTGGGGCCTGCTGCCGATGAACATCGGCCTGTGGGTGCTGTTCGCCAGGAACCACTGGAAGTGGACGCGACCGGCAGGAGCTGGCCATGGGTGACGGTATCCATGTTGCGATCTACGCCACGGGTCTGGGCGTCTGGATCGCCATTGCCTTTGCTGTCGGCTGGGTCCTCTTCGAGATCGGAATTGGTGCCGTTGCCGCTACGAGCTGGTGTCGGTGGAGGGCAAAGGTCGAGCGCGTGAACGGACGGCCGGTGCGCCTAAAAGACATTGTGGAGGCCTTCCTTGCACGCTGGGTGGACTTCATCGGCTGGCGCAACAAAGGCCGCGTTGACTACTTCTGCCCCGGCAGCTACTGGAAGGGCATCGGCAACTGGAAGGCCCGCCGTGAACCCAAGCTCTTCGAGCGCGAGCACTTGGGCGACGACGTATGAGGTCCATCGAGTTCCGCAAGCTGACCCGCAAGAAGTTCCTGCAGGAGCTGGCGCTCCTGGGCCAGGAACAGCGCGCGATGATCGAAGCCCAGGTGGACGGCTTCGAGGTCAACGCCGAGGCCAGCGCCCGGCGCCGCACGCGTGGCCGGACGGACTACCGGTTCTTCTGCGAGACCTACTTCCCGCACTTCATCGACAGCTCCAAGGAGCCGTCGATCTTCCAACTGCACGCCTACACCGTGCCGCCGATGATGCAGGACACGCCGGGGGCTCGCTGCGCCGAGGCGGCGCCTCGTGGCGAGGGCAAGTCCACGATCCTGATCCAGCTCCACGCGATCTGGCGGATCTGCTACGGCCTCAGCCACTACATGCCGCTGATCATGGACGCCAAGGAACAGGCGGAGATGATGCTCGACGCGGTGAAGGCCGAGCTGGAAGTGAACCCGCGCCTGCTCCAGGACTTTCCGGAGGCCTGCGGCCGCGGCCGCATCTGGAACGTGGCGAAGATGGTCTCGGCCAGCGGGATCATGATCGAGGTATTCGGCGCCGGGAAGAAGATCCGCGGCCGCCGCTTTGGTGCCTACCGCCCGGACTTCGTGTTCATCGACGACTTCGAGAACGACGAGAACGTGAAGTCCAAGGAGTGGCGCGACAAGCGCGAGGCCTGGCTGCGCAAGGTGGTGGCCAACCTGGGTCCGCCCGATGGCTCGATGCGGCAGATCTACGTGGGCACGGTGCTCTACCCGGACGCGGTGTTCCTGCGCACGGTGAAGAATCCCCGCTGGAAGGCCACCTCTCACCTCTGGCCGAGCATCCATACCTGGCCGGACCGCATGGAGCTGTGGGACCAGTGGGAGGAGATCTTCCTTAACGACTCCGAGTTGGCGGCGGACGGCTTCTACCGGCTGCACCAGGCGGAGATGGAGGCCGGCGCCAAAGTGAGCTGGCCCTCGGTGCGCCCGCTGCTGGTGCTGATGAAGCTGCGCGCCGAGGACCGCAAGGCCTTCGACACTGAGCATCAGCACAACCCGGTGGACCCGGAGGGGCACCCCTTCGTGGGGTCGATCCGCTACTACGTCCTGGTGAAACGGAACTGGCTCCACTTCGGTGCCCATGACCCTTCGATGGGCAAGGGTTCCAGCCGTGGTGATCCGTCCGCGACGGTAGTCGGCGCGATGGACCGCGACGAGGGCAAGCTCAACGTGGTGGAGGGCATTGTCAGTCGGCGTGTCCCGGACCGCCAGATCGAGGACATCACCCGCCTGCAGGGCGAATACCGCTGCCTGCTGTGGGGCGTGGAGATCGTGGCGTTCCAGGAGTTCTTCAAGGACGAGCTGGTGAAGCGCTCGGCCAAGGCGGGGTACCCGATCCCTGCGCGCGGCATCAAGTCGGCGGAGAACAAGGATCTGCGCATCGAAAGCCTGCAGCCGCACATGGCCAACGGCCTGATCCTGTTCAACCGGAACCACAGCACGCTCATCTCGCTGTTCGAGCAGTGGCCGGACGGCCACGACGACGGCCCCGACGCCGTGGAGATGCTGTGGCAGGTCGCCACCAAGGGCATGCGCGGCCTTCGCCTTCCCGGAAAGCGCGGCGGCGGTGGGCGAAAGCAGGAGTCGGGCGAGTTGCTCCAGGGGTACGGCTCGTGAACGGTCACATCCAGTCGTCCCAGAGCCGCAGTATCAGGTCGATCAGACGCGTCACATCGAGGAAGCGCTTCAGCGCTTCCCATTCATTTCGCCGGGGAACTTCGCTTTCCGGGGCTTTCGGGTTCTTCATGTCGCTACTCGCGTTGTGGAGACCCGAAGAGTGTCCCCCCGTTTTCTTGGCGTCCTCTAGCGGGTTTTCCAATTCCGCTGAAGCCGCGCGGAAGCGGCGTCTAGCACAAGTTGAAAGCGATTTTCAGGCGGTGTTTCCCGCCTCCAGGGTGATCCCATGAGCAGCCTTCCGACCCCCGGCGAACTGGCCGGGCGCAATACCGACCCGCGGTTCTATGCCACTCTCGCGGTGCTGCCGAACCCCGATGCCGTCCTGCGCAAGTCCGGGCGCTCGGAGGAGGTCTACGACTCGATTGAGGCGGACGCCCACGTCATCGGCGAGCTGCGCCTGATCCGGGCCGACCTGCAGCGCTTCACCCACACACTTTCGCCAGGTGGTGATTCTCCGGCGGATCTGCGGGCTTACGAGATATGCCAGTCCGTCCTGGACCGTGCTCCGGCGCCGGGCATGACCTGGGCGGACACGATCTGGAACATCGGCAAGGCACCGTTCCGAGGCCGGTCGGTGCATGAGATCGTCTGGGCCAGATCGGGTGGCCTGCTCCTTCCCGACCGCCTGCTCGACCGTCCCAATCGTCGGTTTGCCTACGGCAGCCAGGGGGAACTGCGACTGCTCACCCGTGAACAGCCCATGTTCGGGGTACCGGCGGAGGAAGCCTACTTCCTTCAGAACCGGCACATGCCGAGCTATGACAACCCTTACGGCGTCGCCTTGCTGTCGTCCTGCCTGTGGCCCTCGATCTTCAAGAACGCCGGCTACCGCTGGTTCGTGAAGTTCTGCGAGCGCTTCGGCATTCCGTATCCGGTGGGCAAGGTACCGCGTGGCACCGGCGACGCCGAGGTGGCTGAGTTGTCGGAGGCCCTGGAGCAGCTCCTGGAAGCTGCTTTTGCCGTGGTCTACGACGATGAGTCCATCGAGCTGCTGGAGGCCAGGGGCACCACCCAGGGCGGCGGGAAGCTGGCTCAGCACCTCCTGATCGAGGCCTGCAACGCCGAGATCAGCAAGGCGCTGTCGTCCCAGACCCTTTCCACCGAGCAGCCCGGCGCCGGCTCCAGGGCGGCGGCAGAAACGGCTCGCGGTCGCTCCTCTGACGTGAACGAAGGTGACCGTAACAGCATCGCCTATACGCTGGACCACCTGTGGAGCCTGATCACCCGCTTCAATGTCCCGAATGCCAAACCGCCCACCAGCGAGTTTGCGAGCGAGGAGGCTGGCTCTAAGGAGCGCGCCGAGGTCTACGAAATCTTCATCCGGAACGACGGCAACCCCAGCCGGAGGGCGATGGCGAAGGACTTGGGCATCCAGCTCGCCGACGCCACCGACGCCGAGGACCAGATGAAGCGACCCAGGCCGGCGCCGGCTGCCCTGCCGCCGCCGTCGCCCATCGCCGCTGCTGCGGCTGAGTTCGCACGCACGGATTCGGGGCTGTACCCCGACCAGGACGCTATCGACGACGTGGATCTGGAGCAGCTGCTGCAGGGAGTGTCGAAGCAGCTGCTGCAGCCGGTCTTCGACCGGGTGAAACAGGGCGTTGACCCGGCGGAGCTGCTGACCGACCTCGCCAAGATTTACCCGCGGCTCGATGACCGGGCACTGGAAGATTTGCTGGCGCATATGATCTTCATCGCCGAGGTCTGGGGCCGGCTCAGCGCGGAGGCCGATTCGGATGGCTGAGACGCCGGACCTGACCCACGCCATTGGCCTGCCGCCGGCCGCAGCGATCCGCTACTTCGAGCAGAAGGGACACCGGATCAGCTGGAACTGGCAGGACACCTGGCAGGAGGCCCAGGCCCGCGCGTTCACCGTGGCCAAAGTCACGCGCCTGGACCTGATGGCGGACATCCGCGGCGCTGTCGAACAGGCCCTGAAGGAAGGCAAGACGGAACGCTGGTTCGAGAACCAGCTGACACCGGTCCTGCAGGCCAAGGGCTGGTGGGGAAAGCAATTTGTGGTGGGGCCGGACGGCAGCGCAGAGCGGGTCCAGCTCGGCAGCCCGCAGCGCCTGCGCACCATCTACCGCACCAACCTGCAGACCGCCTACATGGCGGGCCGGTACGAGCAATTCGTCCGCAACGCCCGGAACCGGCCCTACTTCCAGTACGTGGCGGTGATGGATGCCAAGACCCGGCCGACGCATGCGGCGATGCACGGCCGGGTGTTCCGCTGGGACGATCCGGTCTGGGCAACGCATTGGCCGCCCTGCGGCTTCAACTGCCGCTGCCGCGTGCGGGCGCTGTCGGATCGGAACCTTGCCGACCGTGGCCTGGCGTTAGAGAAGTCCGAGGGCCGGCTCAGCACCCGCGAGGTGGATGCCGGCGTGGATCTGCGCACCGGCGAGATCCGTCGGGCACAGGTCACCGGCATCAAGGTGCTGGGCCAGAACGGCAAGCCGACCACCATGTGGACCGACCCCGGCTGGAACTACAACCCGGCCCGCGCCGCCTACATGCCCGAGCTGGACCGCTACCCGGCCGACACTGCCCGCCAGTTCGCCGAGGGCGTGGTAACCGGGCCGGAATTCGGCCGCTGGTTCCGGATCTGGCAGCGGTCGGTGGATGACGAGCTGAAGTTCAAGCCCGACCTGAAGCCCCGTGAGGTCGCGGCGCTGATGTCCCGCAACGGGAAGTCCTCCATGCAGTACCCGCTCGCGGTCCTGGACGACACGACGCGGGAGGCCCTGGGCACCAAGTCCCAGACCGTCTGGATGTCCACCACCACGCTGATCGAGCACATCGCCGCGCATCCGGAGATCGGGCTGGCGGACTACCGGAAGCTGCAGGCCATCATCGACAAGGGGGAGGTTTACCGGGCGGCGGATCGCCGGGTGATCCTGCTGGCGCTGGAGGGGCGCCTCTATCGCGCCGCGGTGAAGGTCGATGAGAAGGGCGAGCGGGTTTACCTGCTGTCGCTCTTCGAAACCAACCAGGCGGCGGCGAACAGCCAGGTGCGCCGAAAGATGGAGAAGGTGAGGTGACCCGGCACGGAGAATGCGCCTCCGCTAGACCTCATCATCTGCCTCGCTCCTTGGTCCGCCTTGGGCTCGGGGCGGGGAACCAGGTAGAAGGGCTCGGGAGCATCCCGACGCCGGGTGCAGCCATGGTACGCCGGAGGCCCTGATGTCTCAATCGCTGGTTTTCCACATCGACCGGTCGGAAGTGGATGCCTGGTTCCGCCGAGTCCACCAGCTGACGCAGGACGCCTCCGACCTGATGCGGGGCATCGAGGGTGTGCTGCTGGACGAAACCGAGCAGGCCTTCGAAACCGAAAGCGACCCGGCCACAGGCGTTCCCTGGGCCGATCTGGCGGCCAGCACCATCGAATCCAGGACAGCCTCAGGCCATTGGCCGGGCAAAATCATGCAGCGCAGCGGCCAGCTCGCCGCCAGCTACGTGACGGACTCCGGCCCGGATTACTCGCGGATCGGCAGCAGCAAGGCCCAGGCCGCAATCCAGAACCTGGGCGGCAAGACCAAGCCGCACAAGATCGCCCCCAGGAACAAGAAGGCCCTGGCGTTCGGCGGGGGTATTTATCGAGAGGTGCAGCACCCTGGATCGGTGCTGCCAGCCAGGCCGCAGATGGGCATTTCCGAACGAGGCCGCGACGACATCGGCGCGCTGCTCGACAGCTATCTGGGGCGCCGTTGA